TTGGCCTCTTTTGNCTTNCNTTCTTCGATTAATGTTTCTACGTCACTGTGTAATCCAGTAGCGTAAGATACTTTCTCACTTGCGTTCATTTCTGAACCCTTTCACTATTCATTTGTATTTCGTAATCGGAATCCAAGTTGCCGCGCTCGGAGCTCGGTGATCTTGGCTTGTACTTGTTGACGCTGTTCATCTGTCGACGGCACAAATGATTCTGTTACCAGAACCACCTCGTCATCGGCAGCGAGATCGTCATCATGATCCGTTACTTGTTTAGTTGAGGCAGCTTCATCTTCATAGTTGCGCCGCCGCCGTCTGCGCATCATTTCTTCTTGGGCTCCATCGTCAGCTAATAATTCTGGCGCGTCAATGCCCGCTTCGTCTAGATGTCGCCGCAAGTGTCGATACACTCCTGCGCGATCTGAATCTGGAATATCTGTTCCGCCCCGCGCTCCGTTAAGAGCTGCAATTCCTGCTCGACATGCTCGAATATTTGCATCGCCCACTCCGCCATCCCACACATGGTGAGGGAATTTGTAGGAGCTTTTTGATGTGGGACTTTCGTCTGAGTCTACATAAGCGAACATCTGCCGAAGTGTCGTGCGGCTTGCGTCGGTTGGAATAGCTGCAACAGTTCGAGGACCGTTCCAAGCTGAATCAGTTGTTTCAGTAGCTCTGTATGGAATAGCAGCTTTGTCATCTTTTGCGCTGATGGTTGTTGTGTTTGGAGATGCGCCACGAATCACGGATGAGACTTCTACCCAGTCAACGTCTTTGATTAATCGAATGGCTGTGCTGCCGCTTTGCATAAGCTCGGCTCCGCCGTCAGGAATGTTAAATCCGACAGACCATTGATCGACATAGCCGCCCGATACATTCGAAAAGGCTTCGCGCCCAATTTGCGTATCAAGGTTGAATTGGATTCTGTTATAAAGTCTGGCAGTGCCGTCACCCGCTTGGACTGAATGAGCGTTTAATACTTTACCGATAATCTTGCTTGAATCATGACCCGCCAACACACTAACAGGCATGTTCATTAAAATAGAATTGTCGAACGCACTTGGGTCTATAACATCTCCGTCAGCATCAATCTCGCCCATCGAGTTAACGAACGCTTCAACGATGCCTTCGGCAGAATCTAAAACTTTAACGTCAGTCAGCGTGTGTGTTTTATTTTCCACTTGATACTCCTACTTCGATGATTTTGTTGTGTTCGATAATTGCGCCTAGCTCATTCACGCCGTCTGGTACGAAATCGGGTTCACCGACATACCAAGTTAATCGCCCGTTGGGATGATCAATAATGTCGTAGGGCTGATCTCGTTCGACGCTGTACCACTGCAAATGTCTTTGAGCACAGGTGCGACCAAACTTGTCGCCCACTGGAACATACTTGTCATCTCCACCATCGGGGTCATATGCCTGAACCCACTGCGTCCCTAATTCTTCAGCGTAGGCAATCGCTCCGCCGTTTTGAGCTTTCGCCATTTCGGTTCGTGCTATTGCTGCGGTTCTGTTCTTGTAGGTTTCTCGTGTGATTTGTCGAACGCCTTTGAAGCCATCATCAGCAACACCGTTTGCAAGTTGCGCAGTAGTGTACCCGCGTTCAGTCGCTGTCATAATTGCTTCGCGTAATCGCTTCTGGGTATAGCCAACAATTTCCCTAGCACTTGCGGATGGCTTTGCTAAGACACGTTCTATGCCCATCATCTTATCGTCGAACTTAAGAGGACCGACGCGGATGGATTCACGACGCGAACGCCCGTCGTTCAATTCCTTGAATGTTTTCTTTACCATGCGCACATACGATGGACGAAGTATGTTGGCTAAATCCTGCGTGGCTCCGACTGGTAATAATTCACCTGCCAACCCTTGCGCCTCTAACCCTGATGGCAATTTCAGAACAAGCGTGTTTGAGTCGGTTGCTAAATAGCGACCGAGTACGCCGTCAGTTCTGTTCACCATGTTTTTAAAGAATCGTTCAAGCTTTGGTTCGAGTGCTTCGGCTTCTTCGATTCGTAGTTCCAACATGCGATCATTCTGCTGGCGCATGTATGTTGGTAAATCCACATCGGCGTCAGGGATTGAAGTTGTATCTGAATCTAGTATGCGTGGCACTTCCTTCAACGCAACCAACGGCCCTTCCGACAATTGTTGAGTTGGTTCGGGTAACGTGGTTGGCACGATTTGTTCGGCATCTAGTTCAAGGATGTTTAGCGGCATCCGTCGAATCTCCCCGCCGTCCAACGGATCAAGACCTAACGCTGATCGCGCTTCGTTTAAACTAATGAGACCTGCGTCCCATTGTTTTGTTGTTCGTTCAGTGAGGGAATTCATATCTTCAGACAATGCTTGCACGTCGTTGAAGTTTGCTTCGATGTAACCCGCGTTCGGAAATTCGTAACTGAGGCAGTGGTTCAGAAAACGAACGATCCTGTTAGCAAGTGGAATCATGGTTTCATAAAAAAACGACTGGCGAGCTTCTCGATAGTTTGAATACGTTGCTCTATCAAGACCAACGACACTTCCGATCAGGATAGGAGGTATACCCAGCGCCATACAAATACGACTTTCGGTTGTGTCTCGGAGTTCAGGGAACGCCATGTTGGATAAGCTCTCGCCCAGCCGTTCATATGTTGCGTCTTCATCAAGNACGGCCAATTTGTGCATATTGCCGCCGCCNAACGAAGAACGCCACCTGCTCCTGATGCGCTCAGCGTCTTCAGGATTCTGCAATCGTCGCTTCACTTTTAAGAGTCCCGACGGAGTACCGCTGTTCTGAAAGAAGAACTTTGCGTATTGGATTTGTGCCAAGTCCAGATTGATAACTGATGCGATCGGTTGTAACGGACTCAGCCCGTATAGGTCAGATGTCATCGATGGGAATTTCAGTTGGCTCACATCGTCAGGGTTCAGCGCATAGCGCACACTGTCGATCTCATATTGGTAATTCAAACGACCGTCACGCGGGTTCACTTTAATGGTCACGCGGTCCGACCGAAGTAACTTCACGCCGATGACTTTGCCTGCACCGTTTCGGATCTTGTAGATGTAGGCGTTACCAGATACATAGAGATTGATAACTAGCTCGTCAACGAACTGGTAGAAATCTTGTTGGTCGTTCGGGCGTTCAAGGATCTGAACGATCGGATTGGTAACTGGAGCCTCAACAGGCTGTTCGTTTGTCGGAAGCATTACTCGATAAGCTGGCTCACTTGCAGCAGTAGCTAATTCTCGGAGACATGCGTACACGAGTGCATCGCTGTTCATCGCTTCGTTGGCAAACTCTTTGACATCTAATGGCTGCGACTCGAAGAAGTCACGCCCGAAACCAAATGGCATCGTAGATGATTCGTATGATGGTTCTTTGGTTTCTTCTGAATTACCGAACGGCCAGAGCTTTGGCATACTCATCCTGTCAGCAGTTCGGACACGTCTGCTTCAGGCCACTGGAAGAAATCATATCACGGAATACTGCGTTCAGAGTTGCATTAGTTACAAACTGCCCGAGCTCTGTTTCTGACGTTTGTTGCATTATGTATAAAAGTATGTTAATATAACTTATACAAGTTAATCAAATGGTTGACTAAGAGAAAAGGAAAAACGATGGACAACGAGATGGAAAACTACCGTGGAGCGTGGGTAAGAAAAGATGCCACGTATAGCGAAAAGATGAAAGCGGCTAACGATGCAGTTACTGAGCGAAGGCGCGAGTGGCACCGAAACAACGTCAGCTACTTTCAAACGCAAGGTTCTTACACGACTGATGACAACGGTCGCAACCCGTGGAGAGTAATGGTAGCCAGCAAACCATCCAGCCATTCGCACTTCGCGAAGAACGAAGCTGAAGCAAAACGAATCAAGGCAGAACATGAATCCGACCCGAACTGGAAAGACAGCGAACTGGCACTGTGCTCTACAAGTGATTGAAACTAAAAACTGAAGCGGGGGCTTCGGCCCCCAGAAAAAAGGAGAAAACGATGGACATGACTAACGGAAAGGCACTAGATATATTGACCAATCTATCGATGAAGGCCGCAATAGAAATGGACAGGCTGAAAACAGACGAAAGTGCTAAGGAGGCAAATCTCATCAGAGAAGCAATGCACAGAATCCAATGGACTGTGTCAGGAGTGACAAGTGCTTACGGGCGGGAAATTTTTGAGGACCTAGAAAGGAATGAACGATAATGAAAAAGATGAAAACGATTTACCACATGGGCAATCACTTTAGAGTTCGGATTACGATCTGCAACAAGTGCGAGACAACTGACATCACAAAAGACGCCGAGCATTACATGAGCCAAGACCACGGCAGAGTTTGCATTGACTGTTTCAAAAAGGAGACAGTCGGGCTATGGGTGTATGAAGAAAAAACTGAACGACAACTAGCTGAAGAAGATCCTTATAACACCCGAAACGGATACTAAGCTTCAGGCCCAGAAAGGAAAACAGAATGGCCCAACTATCTGCCCAGCTTCGGATCGTACTAATCAACGATCTAAAGCGGCTGCACGACATACCCGCACTGATGGAACTTGATGCTGCTATTCATGATCTGTTAGTTGAAAAGCAATTGAAAATTGAACGGAAGGAAATGGACACAGAAGTATAAAAGTATGTTACAATAATTATACAAACGAACGGAAGAAAAAAAGGAGAAAACGATGGGACTTTTCGATAACGAAACAAATTGGGAACACGAAGCAAAGGCAGAAGTTGGAGACACGATTCGGGCATACGACTTCCAGCCAGTAGAAGGCCGCGAAGATTCATACATCGACGGAGTGGTATTTGCAAAAGGAATGCTGACAAACGATTTAGGTTATGAAATGTACAGCGGCTATGGATTCAAAATAATCAACAGAGTAGTTGGTGGCAAAGAATCAGACATTAGTAACTACAAAGATTTGAGAATGTGTACTCCATTCAATGACCAAGATATGGACCACGAGCACCGAATCACAAGAATCGCATAACTGAATGGGGGTCGAAAGGCCCCCACAAAAAAAAGGAGAAACAAGATGATTGATATAGACAAATTATTGCAAACGAAATTAGATGTAGGAACTGAGCCAGAGCACATTTCAAACCCCTTCACTGGTGAAGCAATTTTATTGACGCCAGAAGAAGTTGCAGTTCATGACCTGATTAAAGGTTCTGAGATGCTGCGCGACTATGAAACAGTTGCGGCTGGATGTGATTGGTTCAGGGAAAACAATTCAAAAGCCTACATGGTCTTACTAGATTAGGAGTTTACAAATGAGCCACGCACACGAAGAAAGCAGATTGGAAAACATGTACGAGCAAGAGCAGGAGGATCTNGCGTACCAAGTTGAAACNCTNATCANNCTTTATCAGAGCCACGCACCAGATGGACACTGGTTCGAAGAAAGCACGATGCAGCGGTTCGATTCGCGGATTGAGTTTGTTGGCGAGTATGGATATTTCGTCAGCAGCGAATGCGGCGCAGACAATGTCAGAAAATACACCGTCAGACAGGTCTACGAAAACAGCAGGATGGGGATCAGAAATGTGTCAATGTTGGGCGAGTTCAAATCGTTCAGGGCGGCAATGGTCAATTTGAAATTGAATGTCTAAATTGATTGCGCACAGTTGTATAAAACGTGCTAAAATAACTTATACAAGTTAATCAAATAGATTAATAGAAAATAAAGAAAAGAGAAAACGATGACAAACCCAAATACCGAGCGTGTACAGAAGCAAATAACAGAGCTGCACAAATTTATTCAATCCGATGGACAATTGCCCGAAAATGAAATTGCTGCTATTAAGGAACTGCTGAATGGGATGGGAATGATTCCATCGGCGACACTTTTACTAACCGCGAAAAACGCAATAACAGCTCTTAAAACTAAAAACTGAAGCGGGGCCTTGCGGCCCCCGCAAGAAAGAAGAGAACGATGAACTACAAAGTATACCAAGCACACATGAGCGATCAGCAGATAGACGATTTGAATTCAGGGAAAATCCAATACAAAGATATTCCCGAGTTCACCTACCGATTCGATTGCGGCCGCATTGACGCTGACGTTGTAACGCTTGCTGATGCTGCGTGGAGAACGCAACTCGTCAAGCATTGCGGAAACGTAAATGCAGAAACACTTGAAGGCGCATTTACGGTCAGTAACTTTTTTGAAGATACGGCTGAGAACGAAGCGAAGATCGAGCGCCTTCCAAATGAGTCGATGAGTTCCATGAGCGTCAGCGACATTATCCAAGATGAAAACGGCATGCTGTTTGTTTGTGCAAACTTTGGATTTCAAAGATTTGGAGATTGAAACAAGATTGATTGCGCACAGTTGTATAAAGTATGCTAAAATAACTTATACAACGAACGGACAGAACGAAGGAGAAAACGATGACATCAGAACAAACGCTAAGAAACTTAATCAACGAAAATCGAAAAAGGTTTCGACAGGTTAGACAAGACAGAGTCAACGGTTGTTGGAACCCAGAAGGCACAGCCCGAACAGATGCAAGGCTCGACGAAATTGAAAAACAATTTGTTCAGCTTAGCCTTCAGCTAGAAGCAATTATTGCTCAGAAAGTGAGATAACGATGGGACACCTTAAGAATTTAGAAATTACAAAAGAATCAGAATTCGTACCAGAGCAGGAGACAACGATGACACAGCCAGAAATTCCAAAAATAGCACCGAGAGAAACGAAAGTATGGGGCCAAGAATTATTCGGCAAGAAGCCAGAACTGACAGACGAGCAACTTGCGCTGATTGCTGAATTTCACAAAAGTCACGACGAGCGAATTAACGAGATGTTATTTCCTAATCCAGACGAGCAGGAGGAATTCTAAAATGAAAGACAGAGATTTTATTTGTCACCGACCCGCAAACGAAAAGGATAAAAGGTTCGCGCATGACCTGCTAGGGATTGCGCGAGATGCAACTGAATTGAAACCGCACTGGAATATGTCGCATGTCATGGTAGAAGCTGGAGTATTTGACAGCCGATCCCAAGCAAAAAAAGCGGGTTGGGACATTCCAATCCCTCAGGGATTCAGTATGCACAAAGTAGGCCAAAGCAACAGAAGAGACATCACGATATTCAACGAGCAGCATTGACCATGAAGCGCAGCCCACTAAAACGCACTGGCAGACTAAACCCAAGATCTAAAAAAAGGAAAGACCTGTACGAGCGCAAAGGCGGGCGCAGAGATTTCGTGATTGAAATGCTGCGTCGCTTTCCGAAATGCCAAGCTAATATTCTTGCCACTTGTTCGGGACGGTCGGTAGACATTCACGAACTGTTAGCCCGCTCACAAGGCGGCTCGATTCTGGATGAAGAAAATTGCATCGCATGTTGCCGTCAATGTCATAACTGGATTGGAAATAATCCTAGAGAAGCAA